GATAAGGTATATCGGTGGACTTATCAGTTAACGACAATTTTCTTCTTTTCCTAGGCATATAGGATTCTACCACAGATTTTTATTTTTAAAAACACGTTTCGCGCGCGTGAACCGAAATTTGATAGTACACATTAAAGTGTACCAAAAATAAAAAGTGTACCAAAAAGTGTCCACCCTAAAGTCATATATACCAACACTTCTAGAGCAAAAGTACACTTGGACAGCAAATCTCCGAGTCAAAACAAAAAAAAAAAATAAAATCTGTCACAGAATACTATAGTACTACTTTATCTGCCTTATTATTGCCATATTGTCGCTCAAAAATTGCCTCAATGTCCTCAACTAGCTTAATCATGTTGTCATGATCCAGCCTCGATGCTGCGTGTAACGCCTTATTATAGTAGTCTTGTTGCAACTTTCTTGCCTTATTCTCTGTCTGTACTGCCTGTATTTCAGGTAATGTTTGATCAACCATTGGTAAAATCCTCCTCTTTCATTGGTGTTGTCTTCTCTTTTTCGTCAAAAATTAGGTCATGATACATGTCCAATCTTTTCAAAAACTTATGTTTAAAGGTCCTTAATTCATGGTCCGTGATCCTAAATTCTTGGTAATATAAGTCAGGCGTGCATACCATGATAACTCCTTGACGTATACTGGAGCCGTAGACGTAATCGTGGGCCATGGCGTACGCTGCAATTTGAAGATAATAATCTTCGATCCATTCTTTCTTCTTCGGACGATTGGCCTGCTTGAAGTC